ATGGAATACGACTTAACACCAAAAATCATCAGTTGCTTGAAAGACAAATTTAAAATGTCAGCAACAGGCGACTATTTGCGCGGCTACTGCCCCGATTGCGGTAAAAAAACGTTATGGACCTGGCCAGATAACCCTGGCAATGTCCAATGTGATCGCATCAACAAATGTGGTTACTCTGAGCCGACATTCGAAATTTTTCCTGAACTATTTGAAAAACTAAACGAAAAATACCCAGCGACCGAGATAGACCCAAACGCCACAGCGAAGGCGTATCTTTCGCTGATCCGTGGTTTTGAGCTTTCGCAATTAAGCGGCCTATTTGAACAGGGCGATTATTGGCACCAATATGGCAATCGCGGTACCGCCACCGTTCGTTTCTATCTAGACGACGCGAAAACCATGATGTGGGAGCGTCTAATAGATGACGTAACCATCACATTAGAAGATGGCAGCAAAGAAAGCCGTAATAAGAATTTTAAAGGCACGTTTAAAGGCCATTGGTGGAAGCCATCAAGCCTAGAAATTTTGGAAGGCGACGAAGTATGGCTTGTTGAAGGCATCTTTGACGCCATAGCCTTGATCCAGAATGGCATTAAAGCCGTTGCGATCATGTCGTCTGGCACATGGCCAAGCGAATCTATTAAGCCATATCTAGGCAAAAACATTACATGGATTATCGCTACAGACAACGACTACGCAGGTCGTAAAGCCTTAGAAAAACACAGCAATACACTACGAGAAATGGACGAGAATGTCGCCGCCGCACTGTCTAGTGATAACGATAAAAAGGCCGATTGGAACGATTTACACAAAGCCAGCAAACTTACCGAGCAACATTTAAACAAATATCGTTACCTTGGCAACTTAGCCCTTGCCCAAAGCGCCAACGAAAAAGCCCAAATCATGTGGGAACGCAATCCAGAGCGCGGCCACTTTATTTTTTCATTCCGAAACCGCACTTACGCGGCGTCTATCAACAAAGAAGAATACGGCAAAGTTGCCATGGCCTATTGGGCGAATCGTGAAAGTTTAGACCCAATGGCCCTAAGTCAAAAAGACGTAGAAGAGCTTAGAGAGAAATCCACAGATAACATCCGCAAAGAATGCGATAAAACCGCCTTTAGCCAAGCCGTAAAAATGCGAGAAATTGCCACGTTTGGTATCGACTACCTTTACTTCCAACAACCTGACAACGGCGAAGACGGCCAGTACTTCTTTCGCTTTATGCTTGCTAACCACGGCCAAGAACGCCAAATAGCCTTCACACATAAAACCATCAGCGCTTCGAGCGACTTCAAAAAGTCCGCCATGCGTATTCCTGGTGCCTTGTTTACTGGCACTGCTGCAGACCTTGATTGGCTTTATAGAGAATGGACACGTTACAACATCAAAGAAGTGCGGACATTGGATTTTGTTGGTTATGACAAACCGAGCAAAACGTACGTCTTTAATAACTTCGCGGTGGAAGGCAACAAGGTTCGAAAACTGAACAGCCAGTCGTTTTTTGAACTCAAAAAGCAAGGCATCAAAACCACGGTCGACATCAAACAAACTTTATCGCAAAAAGAAAATACCGACTGGGTACCAGACTTTAAAACAGCGTTTGGCACCAAAGGGCTTGTTGCACTTTCTTGGTGGTTTGGCTGCTTATTTGTCGAACAAGTACGCGACGAATACAGCTCTTACCCATTCTTTGAATTGGTTGGCGAAGCGGCCTCTGGTAAATCCAGCCTGGTCGACTTCATGTGGAAACTGTACGGCAAAGATGGCGAATCGTTTAACCCGAACTCATCTACCCTTGCTGGCCGCACACGCAAGATGGCCGAAGTCAGCAACTTGCCAGTGGTGTTCAACGAAACCGACAACGAGAACGATGATAAGAACAACCATGTAAAACGCTTTAACTGGGATGAACAAAAAGACTTATTCGAAGGGGAATTTGGGCGAGTAACGGGCATTAAATCCCAAGACAACAGCACGAAAAAACCCGCGTTTAAAGCGGGATTAATGATTGTACAGAATATCCATGTCATGGCGTCCGAGGCCATCATGACACGTATCACCAGCCTAATCTTTGATACTAGCCACCACAGCCCACAAGGCTACTCTGCCGCTGGACGACTAAACAGAATGCCCATATCAGAGGTAAACGGCTTCATTTTAAACGCCGTTCAATACGCTGACCAAATTCTGAAAGCCTTTAAAGAAAGCTTTGCGCGCCATCAAAAAACACTCACTAACAACACAGACATAAAGCTGAACCGGATCGTCGACAATCACGCCAAAGTCATGGCTTTTGCAGATTGCATTGCTGTGCTCTACCCGCAGATCACAGAGCACGACATCGCCAGCGTTCATACGATGCTAATGAACATGGCCACACAACGCCAACAATCGTTAAACGAAGACAGCCAAGTCGTCCAACAATTTTGGTCACAATTCGACTACCTAGACACAAAAAAAGGATCAGGTGGTTATGCCGTCAGCATAGAACACCAAATGAACCACAGCACCACACCAGACCGACAGATCGCCATCAACCTCGAGCACTTCCACAGCCAATGCAAAATTCACAACTTGCCGTTTATGGAGCCAAAAGAACTGCGTCGACAGCTCACAACGAGCAAGAAACGCGAGTATCTCGAAAACAAACCCGTTAATAGTCGACTAGAAAGCCGCAGTGTTCGCTGTTGGATTTTTAAACGCTAACAAAAAAGGAGAGGGTAAATGTTACCAACACAATCAGAAGCAAAACGTAAAGAGCAACAAGAAATAGAAGAACAAGTAAAAACCTACTTGGCCAAAGGGCGAAGTATTCACTACGTAGATGGCGCTGGATACAAGGGCAAAGCCCCAAACATCAAAGACTTCAGCATCAATGGAAAAGGCTCAAACGGTGTAAGAAAAAAGCCATCACTATCAAAGTAAGAAAATAAAACCAACAAACTAAAAAAGGAAAAGCCAATGTCATTTTACAAATCCAACAGCGCCATCGTACCAACTGCTTGGAAAGACTTTGAAACAAAAGTCGCGACGTTACGCAAAGAACATGAAGTTTTTGCTGACTTCTTTAACGCCACGCCTGCCATGGCATTTAGTTCGAACGGCAGTCGTTTTAAAGGTTTATTTCTCAACGATTTTGAAAGTCGTGAAGATAAAGATTGCTGGACAAAACCACGCCCACAAAACCACCAAATAAGCCACTTGCGCGCCAAAGTGAAAGGCGACGAGAACAAAGCAAAGCTGGCAGAACTGGAAACCGAATACCAGAAACGCAAACCAACTAACAGCGAAGCCAAGATGGATGACTTACTAGAATCAATGGGGCTGAACTGGGGAATGTTGTTATTTACTGGTATTGAATGGCGACTAATCGACAACATTTTTTATGTGAAAACCGAGGCAAAACTTAGCGAGAACATGACCGAAATTTTAGGCAGCGAATACAACGACGCCCTAGCGCAAGAGAAGGTAAAGGAGAAGGCTAATGGCTGATTTTGCAAAGCTTTTCAACACAGAAAAACACGGTCAGATCTTGGTCATGCTTAATTCAGTAGATAACGGAGCAGAAGTGAAGTTTTTCTTTAAGCCGTTGGGATTTGGCGTTTGTGAAATTTCAAACAATTTTATCGATACAGATAAAGGTTGGGATAGCGCCCATCAGTATTTTGATTCAATCGATGAAGCCAAAGCGGTTGATTCTGTATTACCCGCGTTAAAAAATTTTTCGACAGCCTTTGGAGAATAGACAAAATGCCTAAATACCAAACCATCGTCATCGAGTACGACGACGAACAGCCTCCTTTCCGCTCATTTGGTCAAAAGGTAGCAGGCATGCAAATCGTGTCCATGTCGCTAAACAATGCCCTAGAAGAAAATACGCAACTGGAAGCGAAAGTAGAACAACTTGAAGAGCAAATCAAAGAATGGGAGTACGACAATGGCTAGATCAGTGAATAAAGTCATCTTAATTGGCCATGCGGCACGCGCACCTGAGGTGAGGTTCATGCCATCCGGTGTTGCCGTTGCCAATGTCCAACTAGCAACAACAGAAACATGGACAGACAGGCAGACAGGAGACAAACGCGAACGCACTGAATGGCACCGCCTCGTATTTATGGACAGAGGCAATTATCACCTTGGTCAAATTGCAGGGGACTACATTAAAACAGGCTCGAAAATATTCATAGAGGGTTCTTTACGAACCCGAGAATGGGTGAAAGACGGCATCAAACGCAATACGACAGAGATAGTAGTCGATGAATTGTTAATGATGGACTCGCGCCAAGAGAACCAGCAGGAACAAAACGCACCGGCACAAGAGCCGCAACCAGACAAAAACGCTCCCACAGGTGGGTGGGGACAACAGCCAAACGCCTACGAGCAAGCGCACGGCTAGTACAACAACCAACAGGTGGAGACCTATTATGAAAAACACATTATTAGATTTGAATAACCATTTGTTCGCACAGATGGAACGACTCAGCGACGAGAAACTATCAAAAGAAAAGTTAGAGCGTGAGATTGAACGATCCCGCGCCATCACTGGAGTGTCTAAATCGATTGTCAGTAACGCTAGCCTTCAACTACAAGCGCTTAAGCTAAAAGCCGAACACCATGGCTTAAGCAAGAACGACATGCCAAACGAGCTATTGAAAAACGAACAGAAATTAATAAGAGGTGGGCAATGAAAAAGCCACCTATTCCTTATTCGGCCACAGAGCTGGCATGGGTGAAATGTAATAGCACCCTATCCGCTCCAGAACTACACGCTCAGTTTTGCCAAGCCTTCAACCGAGACGATGTAAGCAAAGACAACATCGTTTCTTTAAGGAAGCGCAACGGGTGGAAAACAGGACGAACAGGGCACTTCGAAAAAGGTCATGTGCCTTCCGAAAATGCTCGCCCTAAAGGACCAAATAAAACCAGCTTTAAGAAAGGCCAGCGCCCACACAACCACCTTGAAGTGGGATCAAAAGTATTAAGGGATGATGGTTATTTGCAAATGAAAATAGCCGAGCCTAACCACTGGAAACTTTATCACCTGCATTTATGGGAAAAACGAAATGGCGCCATACCAGCAGGAAAAATAGTGTCCTTCATCGATGGCGATAAAAAGAACTTTAAGCCAGGCAATTTTGAGTTAATCAACCGGAAAGAAAATATTCAGATTAACCGATTAGCCGGCCTTTCGGATGCACCAGAAGCCCGTCAGTCAGTTCGACTGCTAGGCAAACTGATCGTAAAAACCCACGAAATCCAAAAAAGCATAAACACAAAATAACGAAAACCGGACATCTAAAAAGGACGCAAATATGGACATCTTAGACATTCAATTAGTAGCAGAAAAAGCCCTTGGTTTAACGGAACAGCAAGTGGACGAACTGATCGAAAACGGCGAAGACTACGACACACCGTTGATGAAAAAATTCGGTGTGGATTTAAACACCTTTGCCAAGATCGTAAATGCCCTTACCCCGCTTACGCCCATCATCCAAGACCCACGCACCAACGATTTAATCCATGCCTTTGTGACATTCCAAAACGGCCATGGGCAAATCATCGCGGGTCAGAAGTTCAACGCATAGGAGTACAACCATGACACTAAAAACAACCATAAGCTGTGACGGGAATGGATGTTGTAACGAGTTTGATGTGGACGATCCACATCACTTTTCAATAGAACGAGAGTTAGAGGACTGGAAACAAGATCCTGATAACCACGAATTTCACTATTGCCCAACATGCTGGATAAAAATTGAAAAAGAAATGGAAGAGGAGCACAACCATGACTGACTTTAAAAAAACACCGTTGGCTGATGGCTTTAAGCCACTCATAGATGAAACTTTATTTGAGATGCTGCCATACCAACAAGCACTTCTCGAACAACTTAAAAAGCAATACCCCATGCGGGTACTTGTTAATATCAAGCCTAATGAGGTTCATTTGGAAAACGGCAGCAAACTAAAATTCTTTTCAACCAAAGGCATTAAGTTAGATAGATCAGACGACAAGGCTGTGCGCTACCTTGATGAACCCGCTTATGATTATGACAAGTTAATAAAAGACAACTTGCTCAATCGTCGGTCAAAGATTAAACCACTTGTACGGCCATCAATAGAATACGACAAACTAAGAGTAGTCATCGCGAACACAACGGATGTTCACTACCAATATATGCTGGTTGATGTTCTGGAACATTTAACCTGGCTAGAAAAGCAAAACGCTGTCATGAAAGACACTCTGCAGCGTTACGCGCCAGAACTACTGGATAAAATAACAACTGACGAGGCCCCGTTTTAATGTCTGATATGTCAAAAGACATTCGCACCCACAGGTCGCCAGACGGTAACGTCTGGCACTGTGCTAGGGATGTTTACAAGTCAATGGGGATAACATGGAGTGGTGCAACGATAAGAAACACGCAACCCAACCACCGCACCATGTACCCAGTGGATACCCCAAAAGGGGAAAGATTGGCGGTATTTATCAGTGACGAGGAAATGGACTTTCTACAAAAACACCGCTCAAAATGACGGTGTTTTTTCATTGTTTATCTGATTAGCTAAGTTAACTAGAATGTCTGACACCATCCACAGCGTATTTTCCACCATGGCCGTATCATCACTCGTAAACGCTTGTTCATGACAAAGTAGCGTAACCAGAGCATTCGCTTGATTAATTTGTTGCGTGGCTTTCTTATTAAAATTGTCCATATAAAATCCTACTTCTAAAATTGATCCGTTTATCTTCCTTGAGACAATCTTTACACTTCACCCCCTGCATTATCAATACACTCAAGCGATGACTATCCGAAAACACGCGAAGACTACCCAAAACCACTCATAAATAGATATAAAAATACCCGTGAACAAATCACAATGGCACGCTCTTCCGAGGTGTATAGATGAATTTCAGAATCATACAGGAAGCCAGGAAGGCACAGAAAATTTCACGGCGCGAATTAGGGGAAAAAATAAACAGATCTATTCACACGATAAAAAAGTATGAATTGGGTGAAAACACACCACCGGATCACATAGCACACAAGATAGAAATCGCGCTCGACTTACCCATCGGCACACTAAAAGGTAACGCAAGCCACGAACTACTTTGCACCATGAAAAGGCTACAGAACGAATTATCCGCCCTACCAGAAGACCTCGCTCCAGCATCGATACAGTTGCTAGAGTCCATGATTGAATTTATTAGAAAAGCAAAAACAAGGTAATAAAAAAATATTACTTTATCATTGACTGAGTAATATTTTTTTATTACTATAAATACCTAAACAATAACAAGCGGAGGTGAAGTGAAGCAGAGCGAATTTAAACGGTGGCTAGAGAAACAAGGGGTTGAGTTTGAGCAAGGAGCAAAACACTACAAACTCACCTACAAAGGAAAAAGATCAACATTATCAAGACAACCTTCTAAAGAAATGAAGGAAGGCACAAGGAAAGGAATTCTGAAACAACTTGGTCTTGATAAGTAATACCGCAGCCCGAAAGGGCTGCAAATAATCTAAATTGTTACAAGCAATTTAACTACCAACCTTGGTAAATAAAGGAAGTTATATTATGAAATATCCAGTTACGCTATTAGCTGAAAATGAAGGCGGGTTCTCTGCGTCATTTGAGGATATTCCAGAAGCATTTGCATGTGGTGAAACACATGAAGAAGCTTTGGAAGATGCACTGGACGCACTGGTTACTGCTTTTGAGTTTTATTTTGAAGACGAAAAAGCCGTACCGTTACCATCGAAGGTAACAAACGACGACTATGTTACTGTGCCTGCCACATCGTGGGCTAAGGTTCTCGTTTTAAACTCGATGGTAGAACAGAATGTAAAGCGCTCGGAACTTGCTCGACGTATTAACGTCAAAAAGCAAAACATCAAATATATGCTTGATCTTCGCCACGAGACAAAATTAAGCACTATTGAACGAGCTGCAAAAGCTCTAGGCAAGAATATGGAAGTTTCTTTCGCCTAACCCACCGCTGCTTTATTTCACCAAAAAGCCCATCATTTTGATGGGCTTTTTTTGTTTCTTCTCATACTCAAAGTGCAGGGTTACTAAGGAAGCAAATCAAGGCTTTCATAGCATCATCAATAAGCGGGAAGGATTCTTTTTCTTCCTCAGTTTCAACGCACCACTTTCTTGAAGCGTTATTTTCGTTGTAGAACAGAGTAACGATAGGATGCTTGTACCGATTGCCGTTTTTGAATAGTTTGTAGACTTTAAGAACAGCGCCTTCAAAATGAAAATCTACCTCGCCTATTTCGGCTTTCTCAATTAACTCACTTAATCGGACTAAAGATCCTTCTATAGCTGTCTTAACATCATCGTCGGTGATCGTAGTGGGCCAAGGTTCGTCTTGCTTTGTCGCTAGTGGAATGGAGCCGGGTTCATCGTAAATGGACGGGAGATCGGCTATCAGGTCTTTTGCATCGATGATAATGCCAAGTTCTTCTTCTATAAAAATAAAGGGGTCGATTAACCGGCCTTCGTATCTCACTTTCGATGCGATGGATTTAACAAGAAATGTGCGGGTAGTCTTTCTAAGAAGACACAAGCCACGAAAAACCAAGTCACCTTTTTCGCTTATCAGAAGTCTATGAATAACGACCTTTCGAGTAGATGACATTTTTCTAGAATTCAGATAATCGAACTCTATTTCTTTGGAACCATGCCACAGCTCGCCTAAATCCTTATCCCAAGCTTTTAGCTTTTTCGAAGGATTCTTACCAACATAATTGTCTGCTGGACGGGGTTGTTCTTTCTTTGCTGAACCGGAATATGGAGAGGAATTAGCGCCTATGTATCCTGTGTCTTCATTGGGCTTAGCCCATCCACCTTGTCGTTTTTTCAGTGTTAACGCCCTTTTAAGACATAGCCCTGAAAAGATCAAAAGCCCTAAAATAACAATGATTACTGTACCGCCTTCCATGCCTACACCTCTTAATTCATTTACAGACATTATCTTTACAAATGTTTTATTTGTCACGAAATGAAAACATTTATTGACTTCTTTTTCCTACCATCCTATGGTTTACGGGTGTTGGCAAAATCCAACATGAGGGAGTAGAAAGCCCTGTACTTTAGAGAACGCACATCACCGCCGCGTTGCGGTTTTTTTGTGCCATAATGCTCGCGTTATGGTTGTGTGTGGGGGAGCTTCGGCTCGCCAGATTCTCTTGACTGGTCTTTCTAACCCTGCACACAACCACCATATTTATGTAGAAAGTGAATTGGTGGTTTAAATTTCTTTCAAGAGAATTAAACCTATGCATAACGCTATTGTTCGTTCACAGCACCACCACGCCCTTTTACCGTCTATCGGCACTTCTTTCGCTATACCCTCCCCCCAAGTTGGCCTTGGCCGTATCGTCGCGGTTTGCGTCGACAGCGAGACACCTTTATTGGTTCGCTTAGCCAATGGCACGACATTTCATTTAGGCGGTTTATCCGACCGACAAACACAGCAACTCCCCAACTTAATGCCCGACCTGATCGGTTCCTCTGTTTGGTTTCAGTATGACGAAAGCACCACTGGCCAAGTGATTAACCCACGATTTAAAACCATCCTCATACAAGGCGACAGCCGCCAGAAAACCAGAGTCATGATGAACACCAACCTACACATGCGTGTCGTTCACCATGGGTAAGCCAACTGTATTTGAGTCCGTTATGGACGATGCCGACGAGTCAATCGGCGCGACGGCCTACGATGAAATACACCGACAAATGCACCGTATGTCGATTGGGATCGACGCCCTAGACGGCCTTAGTATAATGGCGTCTCATGCTATTGATGAGGAAATAGGCGTGACAGGGGAACAAGTCAGTGCGTTAATAAAATGCGTGGAGTTTAGCCTGTTAACAACTCAAAGAAAGATCGTCGTGGCCTTGGAAGGCCAAGGCGAAGATTTTCACTAATTAGCGAGGTTAATAATGTCGGTAATAACTATATTCCAAAGCGGATCTTCTAATGGCGGGATGTTCGATAGTTTTCAAGGTGATGGCAATTACTTTTACGATAAAGAAAAGGCGATTGAGTTAGCTCGATCAAGATCTGGAAATATGTTTGCAGTACAAGAGAGTCAGGCCATTCACATTGATGGTGTTTTACATAAAGTCATAATTTGTGAAGTTATAAAGGAAGACGAAATAAGGTAATACACTAACTAGCAAACATATCCCGCTGCAGAGCCTGCCTTTCTTCGAGAGGCAGGCTTTTTATTAGAGCGCTGGCGATTTGTATTGTGGTTTGTCGAGGAGGGTTTAAATCGTGGGAATGGCTCAGCTTATAAACAAAGCTAGCGCCACAGTCTTTCGTGTTGGTGCATTGGCAATACAAGTCTTTCACCGTCTCGCACAATACGTTAGACGACGTAATCAAGGCTTTGCTGTAGCAATGTGGGCAAATGACTCGCATGACTTAATCCCCTAAGTTTTGGATATTTTAGCAAAAAATAGGGAGATTTGTGCTTTTTTAACCCTATTTTTCCGTCATCCACACAGGCTTGTTAAACACGACGGCCTGTGCTCCCACATATTGGTTTATCTCTAAAAACGGTTGCTGTAGGGCACCTATTTCCAGTTCGTGATAGACCTTCATTATTTTCTCTATGTCCCCAAATCCGCCGTTGGTTTCTGGCATGATGCCGGATAGACCAGGTTGCATTCGATGCATGGATAATATTTCGTCTCGGGTGATGTTCTTTACCCGCTCGAATTCGTCTTTGGTGCCGATGTCGCCCACGGGGATGATTTGCACCGGTTCTTTGGCCGTTGACTTACCAATGTTGATACACAAGGAACGGAAGTTGCCAGGACCTTTAGAGTCTTGAACTTTCTTCTGTATTTTCTTGGCGGTGTCTTCGTCTAAGTCGGCGTCATTGGTAACGAGTATGTAACCCATGTGTGCGCCATTTTTATAATATTTACGACGAAATAGCCCTGCCTCTTCGCTTAGCAATACGGACTGAATACCGCCCAAATATTCCGGCACACCGTAAATGCTTTGCTTCAAATCTGGCTCGATGATTTGCACCACTTCGCCTGGCTTATATTCGGTTTTACTACCGTCCTTGTTGAGCTGAAAGAACACACCTTGTTCACGGCCACGGCGCATGGTGAGCGAGGGTAACCATGCGGTACGGACAATTTTACCAAAGCCATTCTTAAACACCTGAAAGTACATCATGCCAGTGACCACGTAATCTAACGCGAGGCGTTGCATGGTGTTGTAGGTCATGAGTGGCGAGGGCTTGAACCATTTCAGCACCATGTTCTTTTTGAAATGCAGGATAGAATTATGGTGCGGGTTAGCGTTCATTAGATCGGCTAAACCAGACAGTGACACTGGTGGGCGGTAGTATTCACCTAGCGTGTCCATGTATACGCCAGTGTATTCTGATATGTGATTATTCAGCACTGGTTCTGGCGCGCCAAACTCAAACATGTGAGTGGCGCTTTTGGTCGATGTATTTTCATTCGCTGTCATGATTTTTATGTTCCTTTAGTCGCTGAAAGCCACGGTGGTTTTTCGTTTTGGTGCTAATGGCTCGTAGTTGAATGCGTGCATGATGGCCCACGCAACGTCGGCGTGGCCCGTGGCGTTGGATCGGTTGGCCACGTACGTGATTTGCCCCGTTTTTGTGACAGTTTGGGTGATCATCATGAAGGCGCTGGCGACTTCTTTGTCGCCTGCACTGAACTTAAACCGCCCGTTTTCGATTAGGTCGAGCGCTTTTAAAACCAGCTCTGTTTTTGTCTGTACGCTGTAAGTAATGGGCGTAACCCGACGGTAAAACTGCTCTACTAATTCGAACACGCCACGACCAATACCTGACACATCGATGCCGATGTGTTTGACGTTGTGCTTCTCTTTTTCTTCTTTGATTCGTGCTGCTTGCCACTGGAAATTCACGCCACGCCAGGAGTCTTTTTTCAGTAGTCGCCATGGGTCACTTGCACCTAATGGAATAGACAAAAGGGCTAGGCTGGCGTTGTCTGTGGTACGCGATGGGTCGTAACCAATGGCCACAGGTCTGTTGCCAAAGGGTTGGCCTGCGTCTTTGTGGTAGTCGGTCCAGGATTCGGTATCGACCATACAGCCTAACAACTTGGCCAACGTGAATACGCTGTTTGCGTCGTCTATCCATTTACAGAGGAATTTATTGTTGAATGCCTGCGTGCTGTTTTCGAGACGCAGTTCTTCTATGTCGAACAGGTCACAGCCACCTTCTTCTGCGTCTTCTATGGTGACGATTTGCCGCCACATTTTATCTGGCCCTATCCAGCCGCCTTTTAGGTTCTTGTGGCTTATGTCAAATGTGATGCGTTTGTTTTCGGCCAGCTTTTTGTTGTAGTTATTGCCATTCCACATTTCGTAAGCGGGGTGCGATGTGGCAGACGGCACTGAGAATAAGGTGCGTCGCCATTTTTTGTGGGAAGACATACCAGACGCCATGTCCCAAAGTTTGACAAAGTCGGGCATCCAGAACACTTCGTCACAATAAAGATGACCGTGGTACGAGTTGGCCGTACGGCTGTTTGTGGATAAAAAGCGCAGTTCTGCACCGTTTGACAGGGTTATCACGCCTTGGCCTTTTAACTCGACCTCAAAGTGATCCATGGCGAAGGCGATGATGTAGGCTTTAAATACTTCGGCTTGGTCGCGTGACGATGATAAGAACAGCTGGTTGTCGCCGGTTCGAATTGCGTCGTCCAGGGCTTCGAATGCAAAGTACCAGGTCGCGCCTATTTGCCGCGATTTTAGAATCATGCGAGTACGACGGGTAAGTGGATCTTCTTTGCGTTGGTACCAAAATTCTTGATACGGGAAAAACAACTTATTGCGGACGTCATCAAGCATGTCTGTTGTGATGCTGGATATGTCGTTTTTAACCGTCTTTTTGCGACCTCGTGATTTCTTTTCTGGTGCGTAAGTTTTTACCTTTTCGCTACTGGCTCCCCCCACATCAGGCGACGCATACCCACCGCTGGCAATGGCTTTGGCTTCGGCTTGTAGCTTTTCTGCCGTCGCGGCTTTGATACGAAAATCCCCAAACACCGAGATAAGCTTCGCCAGTTCGTCTACTTCCGCTTTGGTTTTGTCGTTTTTCTCTACCAATAGGTTTATACGCCGAGCCATACCCTGCTCGACGGTGTCGGGTGGGGCAAATAGATCCCATGTGCCAGCGTCACGCCAGTTGTAGAGCGTGCGAACCTCTACCCCCGTGTCGTTGGATATTTCCTGTATGGCCCAGCCTTTTATATAGAGCCGTTTCGCGGCCTCTTTAACCTCTGGCGAATACGTCTTTGCCACAATAACCCCTAATTTTTACATTTGACGCTATTTTAGGGGTTAAAAATCCATAATTAACGCGTTGCTATTCCGTGAAATTCCTTTTGTTTTATATAGGAATTTTAAGGAATTAAAGGCGTTGAATGGATCACTTTTTACACCTAGAATTTTCAACATCAGAGACGAAAACACCATTTTTAAGGTGATTTTAAAAACTCAAAAAGGTTGAACAATGGCAAAGCCCCAGAAAAAAGCAGAGTGGTATCGATTTGGTCGCAGTGGCGACACGATAGACGGTCGCGTAATCAAAGCAGAAGACATTCAACAAGCGGCTGATGCCTACGACGTGAATTTTTACACCGCATTGATTTGGCCTGATCACAAACGCTGGTTCAATTTGGGCAAAGTTATCGCTGTACGCGCTGAAAAGAACGACGAAGGCGGTATGGATTTATACGGTCAAGTTAAAGCGAACCAGTACTACGAAGACATGAATGAGATGGGCCAACGCCTGTTTTTCTCTATGGAACTTTGGCCTAACTTCCGCAAAACCGACAAAACCTATCTTAGTGGCCTTGCTGCAACCGATGAACCCGCGTCTGTGGCGACCAGTGAAATCCACCTGTCTCGTGTTGAACCCGATGTCACTGTGGGCGACGCGATTGAGGCCGTGCCGCATTACTTTGATGCGCAAGAAGGCGATGCGAAAAACGTACTCGCGGCCATTGCCCGCTTTTTCAAATCCCAAACCCCAACAGACGATGATTCTGACGACTCACAGGAAGAAACCGAGATGACTAAAGAACAATACGAAGCACTTTCAAGCGGCCTAACGGCACTAACGAAACGATTCAACACCGCTTTCCCAGAAGGCGAACAAGCGCCAGCAGGCAACGAAACGCCAACGATGGAAGAGCAAGTGATCGCACTGACAGCGCAAGTGAAAAAGCTGACGGATAAGCAAGGTACGCCGCCAAAAGATGAACCGGAAAACGGTGTTTCAAAAGAAGAGTTTTCGCAACTTCAAACAGCACTCACCACGCTGACAGAACAGTTCACAGCGGCAACAAAAGAACAACTAGGCACGAACGGTGGAGAACACGACGGCGACGGGAAAGACCTAAGCGCCTACATCTAGGCCAGATCTTTACGTGCTAAACATCAATTTTAAACAGGAATAAAAACCATGCCTTTAAGCACTCAAGGCCGCGCTGTATTAGATGAAACTTTCACCAATACAGCATTGGCATTCAATGTTACTCCCCGTGACCCATCGGCAGGTAATCACTACAGTGCAACGCCAACCGAGGCTCAAACCATTTATGAAAAAGTCGTCGAACACGATGATTTTTTAGGAATGATCAACGTTATTCCTGTTAGTGAACTGAAAGGCGAAAAAGTCGGTATGAGCCTCAACGGTCGTGCCGCTCGTCGTACAAACACCGATAATGGCAATGAACGTAAGCCGTCGCATCTAGTGAGCTTAGCTGCAAAAGGTTACGAGCTTTTTCCTACCGAATTCGATGTGGCAATTAAGTACGCCAAAATAGATGCATGGTCCAAGTTTAAAGACTTCTTAGCGCGCTACATGAAGTTAGTTCGCGCCTGCATTGCTGACGATATGGTTCAAATCGGCTGGACAGGGACGCATTCTGCAACACAGTCAGACATTGAAGCCTACCCATTGCTTCAGGATATGAACAAGGGTTGGTTTCAGATCATGCGCGAGTTCAATAGTGGATCTCAGTACATGATTGGCACAGAAGAAATTCCTCTCGTGCTAGGAAGTGCCAGTATAAAAAACTTGGATGTATTAATTCACCAAGGCATTCAAATGCTGCCAAAACACTACCAAAAACGTAAGGATTTGGTAGCGCTAGTTGGTGCTGATCTTCTTAGTTCCCAAGAAGAGACCTACTTCGAAGTGAACGGCAATACGCCGACAGAAAAAGCCGTGTTGGCCAACCGTATCACTAAAGCCTATGGAAACTTACCAACCATGAGCCCTTCTTTCTTCCCTGATGGTGCTGTCTTCATTACGACGCTAGAAAACCTGTCCATTTACTTCCAGGACACGTCTGTACGTCGTACCCAAAAAGACAAACCAGAGTTGAACGAAGTGCAAGAGTTCAACTCGGTCAACCAAGGATACATCGTGGAAGACGAAGAGTTGGCCGTACTGATTGAGAACATCACTTTAGCGTAAGCAGAAGCCGCATACGGACGTGCCTTTGACCCTACCCGCCTTTGGCTAGGGTCTTTTTTAAACATCGGTGGTGAACAAAAATGGCAACACTACAACAGATTAAACAAGCGCAGATTGACGCGGCTAAAGAGGCTGGGAAGCCAAGCCCGTATGAGCCAACAAAGACAATAAAAGTGGTAGCAAAAGCCGTTGAAAAAATGGTTGTTGCAGGCAGACAAATGGGCAAACTCGCCGTATTGAAAGCAAAACAGCTAGAAGCTAACCCAGACGCCTATGGCGTTAAACCAACGGTAATCGGTGCAGACATGGCGGATGGTGGCGAGAGTACCGCCACCATGACCATTTCTGGCGCTGGCAAACACTTGTTTGAGCAACTGCAAGCGGCGATGGCGACGGACGTTGCACGCATCAAGACCAAGCCTGTGATCGAAGACAAACAAGCACTAAAGCTCGACCTTTTACCTAACTACTTGCCCTTTGTACAAGCGTATGTGGCCGATGGCCACGACTACCCGAACGATGTGGCCGTACAGGTCATGGTGTGGTTGTTCGATGTGAACGACATCGATAACGCCTTAAAAATTGGCGCGTATCTTGTCGCCACTAACACCAACGAATTACCCGCTAAATTTGCTCGTAACTTACTCACTTTTATCGCTGACGAAGTCTACGAATGGGCAAATGCACAACTTAAAGCAGAACAAACCGCCAGCCCGTATTTAGACGATTTGGTCAGCTTCATTGATAACGAACACGTGATTGAAGAGTGGGATTTACACCCGCTGGTTCTCAGTAAAAACATGGCCATGTTGGCTAAGCACAAAGAACGTGAAGGCAAGTTAGCCGAGTGCGTGGCGCTTTGTGATCGTGCCGAAGCCGCAAACCCAACGGGCGCTGGCGTAAAGACGATGAAAGATCGTGTACAGAAGGCACTTGAGAAAACAGCAGAAAACAGCGACGAAGAAATAAAAGAATAGGCTCCACCTGCAGGAGCTCGGCATGCACGAGGCAAAGCGGCTTTTAGCCAATTTTGTTTAGTGTCTTGCTCTTGCACCCTAATTTAACGCGATTTTGATAGGTATGCGGACATGTCACTTACTGGAAAACCGTCACTTACGACAGCAGCACCGGTTGCCAATGATGGCTTTTGGCCAGATTTGTCTTTGTCGGATTTGATGGACCGATACCGCATCCCGTCAGAGTACGCAGACGACACGATTTCGTGGGGGTTGTCTCTTGCCTTGGTTCGTGTGAATGAACAGCTAGACCGCGCTAAAAACAACGTTTTGGCCATGCCGTTTGAGTCGTTCGACGCGTATTTAGAGTCGATGACTATTTTGTACGGTAAGCCTGCTTTAAGCGTGCATTACGAACATGCGGTGTACAGCTATGCGAAGGCGTTTTTGCTGCAGCAGTTTTCTACCATGAACCGCCGTAAAGAAGCCGTGAACGAAGCGAAAGAATCCGCTGAAACCGAACAGTACTGGCTGGACGAAAGTAAAAAAAGTGTCGCGGCCATTATGCGTAAATTCTTCCCAGAAGAAGAACACAGCACCAAAGCCAATTTTTACGTGGAGCTGATGTAGATGCTCAAGTTGCAGCAAATTACCGCGTTTTTAGTCGGCCTTGATTTGGTTGCCGCAGAGAACATCGATTCATGGGTAGAGAACCCTCGGATCGTTCCGCGCTGCAGCATCATTGATGACGGTCAGGTGATTGTCTACACACAAACCTACGACGCCATGATCTCAATCGAACGGTATCCACACACTCGACACCCTGCCGAATTGTTGTTCGCTCAGGTGAGTGTTTGGCTAATCGAGAACGACGAAGACCGCTTTGAAAAAGAGCTGCCTATGCCCGTCACTGACGTGGACATTCTGGACAGTAAAACGGCCGACATCGACATCATGATTACGTTTGAAGAAGACGTTACTGCGGTGGCTGACGAAAACGGCCCTATCGTCATCGATGGCCAACGCTACCGACTAGACGACGCGACGATCACGTACGTGAAAGAAGGCGAGATGAAAAGCTGATGAGTCAGTTTATTACCGTCGACGTTAGAGGGTTGCTGTCTGTTCAGAAGCAACTGGAAGTGCTGAGAATGCCTACCTCTATGCGCCGTCGGTTGCTGTCTCGTACTGCCAAAGCGGTGATTAAAGACAGTAAAAAGCGCGTTAGAAATCAAGTTGATTTGGATGGTAATCCATTCGAAAAACGCCAACGGAAACGTAGACGAAAAATGTTGTCTGGCTTGGTGAAACGCGAAAAGGTACTCCAAAACACGGGAGCGGAGGCAAAGGTAGGTTTTGGAAAGTCCAACGATGCCCGTATTGCCGCCATGCATCAATACGGTAATGAACAGACGGTGTCGGCGTCGAGTTTGCCAAAGAACAACACTGCAAAAGATGGCGATGCGACAAGGCGTCAGGCCAAGGCGTTAATTGAAGCGGGTTACAAGATACCCAGAAAAGGCGGCAAAGGCACAAAGAAGCCGTCTCAGAAATGGATTATGGACAACCTAAGTGTTGGAAAGGCCGGCGCTATTTTGCGCTGGTTACGAGATCAAGACGAGACAGCAAAAACCAGTTGGAAAGTGAAGCTACCCGCTCGGTCGTTTTTGGGGGCTAGCCCCGCCGACATTACTCGTTACGTTGAAAATATTATGAATCAAATGAAACAGGAGGTCGTCAATGGCCACAGGTAGAATTACAGTCAATGCACTGAATTTAATGCAGGGGCCATTCCCGACCGTGGAGAAATTTTTTCTCTTTATCGGTGTTAGCGCGACGAACGTGGATCAAATTCTGTATTTGAACACGGACAGTGATTTGGACGTTGAGCTAGGCGCAGCGGATTCAGAATTGAAACGCAACGTGGTCGCAGCCAAAGCCAACGCGGGGCAAAACTGGGCTGCAGCCGCTATTCCGGTAGCCGATGGCGCGCTATGGGATGCAGCGGTTGATTTCGCTATGAACAATAACATCAAGGTCGAAACGATCGTTGTGTGTACGCCCGTCACTGAACAAGCCCAACTTACCGCTATGCACGCAAAAGCCATGGATTTGAACACGACCTATGGTCGTCGCGCTTTCTTTATTGCAGCGGCTCGTATGATCGACGGCACACCCGCAACCGGCGAAAGCTGGTCTGAATACATCAACGACATTAAAGACTTAACCGAGACGTTAAGCGCATTTCGTGTTTCTCCCGTGCCGTACATTTACGACGACGCGGTGGGTATTTATGCAGGGCGTTTGTGTAACGCTCAAGTGAGTGTGGCAGACACGCCCATGCGCGTGGCGACAGGTTCTATCATCGGCCAAGACCAAAGCACTCTTCCCACTGACAAAAACGGCATTATTTACTCCAACGCTCACGCCATTGCCCTAAATAATCAGCGCTTTTCGGTGCCGGCTTTTTATTCAGATTACGAAGGCGTGTATTGGTCTGATGGTCAATTACTCGATGCGGTTGGCGGTGATTTCACTGTTGTTGAGAATTTACGTGTGATCGATAAAGCGGCACGCATGGTTCGAATCATTTTGATTCAGTTAATTGGTGACCGTCGCTTTAACAGCACATCCAGTGGTGAAGCCTGGGCGATTCGAAAACTAAGCCGTCCATTGAAAAACATGAGCAAGTCTACCGAGTTTAACGGCATGACCTTCCCTGCGGAAATCAAGCCATACCAGGACGGTGACATCGTTATTAATTGGATCACTCGCGAGAAAGTCGAAATCTATATGGTGGCTCGCCCTTACTCCATTCCGAAAGACATTACTGCCAACATTATGTTGGATCTATCAGACCCTGTTTAGGAGAAGAACATGAGATTAACAGGCAAAGATTTCACCCTGATGATTGGTGATTACCAAGTGCGTGTCGAGTCTATGAACGCATCAATTACAGACAATCGTAAAGTCGTCAAAGAGAACGGCATCCCTGTTGATTACACCAACGGCGATGTGGAATGTTCCGGTGAAATTGAACTGAATATTAAAAACTTCAAGTTGATTTCAGCGGCGGCTAAAAGTGCTGGTTCTTGGCGAGAGCTGAAACCGTTTGATATTGGTATCAATGGCAAAGTATCGGGCGAGGAGCAAAGCATCGAACTTGATAAATGCCTATTGCGCATTTCTGATTTGATCAATATTGATCCGAACAGCAACGACCAAATGAAGGTCAAACTACCGTTTGATGTAACTGGCCCTGACTTTGTGACCATCGATGGGACTACGTATTTAAGCGCCCACGATATACGTGACCTATAAGGAGCCGTACTGATGGAAATCACAACGAAAGCCGTTTTAGACGCGCTAAAAAAGCATGATTACCCAGTATTCAAGGGTGATTGGAATATCACGCTGGTTGGTGTGCGTTCTAGCGATACCGATGCAAACACCTTTAACGATCGCTTTTTTGTTTTGTTCACCGTGGACGGCAAACAGCATGCGTATGACTTTGCGTGCACGACCGATCCTGGTGTGTATTACCGAGAACATCCTATCAATGTGGATGGTACGGCGTGGCTTATGCCTGGTCATCATGCTGGTTGTTGGGAAATCGGCTATCACCAAGGCAAATACAAAGCACTGGTGCAACGGGGCGAAATGACCGTGTACCGAGACAACGATGGCGATGCAACGTTAGACGAAAAAGCGAACAAAGAAACAGGCTATTTCGGCATTAACTGTCACCACGCCAACCCAAACACATTGAGCGTTCAAGTAGACAAGTGGTCTGCCGGTTGCCAGGTCTTAGCCGACCCTGTTGATTTTGCCTTGCTGATGGCTTTGCTCAATAAATCGGCTCAGAAATACGGCATTAAATATAGCTACACGCTGTTAACCGAGGATCAGTTATGAGCATTTTTAAGAAACTTTTGAATGGCGTAACCGGTGGCTTTGTTTCTACAGCGGTAGATACGTTTAAAGAGTATTTTCCTGCCGATATGTCGCCAGAGCAAAAAGCCGATTTGGCATTAAAAACCAAGCAGCTTGAAGCCAACATCCAGCAACAAATGGATGACGCGGCCATTACTGCTGAAGAGGTTTTAACAAACCGAATTGCTCAGTTAGAAGGCACAGCCAGCGACTTAAAAGGCATTCCTTTTGTGGGACCGTTGGTTTTGTTCTTACGTGGTTTACAGCGTCCATTGTGGGGCTATGCCACTTTATTTATGGACTACATGTGGTTCTCGGAATGGACAACGCTCACCAGTAAACAAGAAAGCGCTTTGATGGCCATTAACATTTTGGTGTTGGGTTTTCTGTTTGGCGAACGTGCCATCAAGAACGTCATGCCGCTGATCACAAAGCTGTTTGAAGCAAAGACCAAGGCATAAGGAGCCGTTTATGGAACTGTCATCAGGAACAATGACGATCATTGTCTTTGTGCTGTCTTCTGTCACATCGGGTCTGATTGGTTTTTTGATTTTTTTGTTCCAACGCACATCAAAAAACGAACGTGACCTATGGCTTTATAAGCTCGAAGCGGCAGAGAAATTCGCACATAAAGAAGAAATTAGCGTATTCGCGATTCGATTAGAAACCAAAATCGAAGAGCTATTTAAAAAGGTCTACGAGACCAAAAAACAGGAGTAACGACATGCCACTAATTACTATCACATTGGGCGAAGGTGAAGAAGAACAAGACTTACGTTTTGAAGTCACTATGGAAAACTACAACCAACATATTAATGACTCGATGCCAGACGAAAAAGTTGGTCCTGCTTATAACTTTTTGATGGCTCATGTTCATCAGGAAGATAAAGCGAAGTTTAAAGACATCATTCTCGTTGATGAAAAAGTGCCTCGCGGTATGTTGGCCATCTTAATGATGGGTGAAGTCTCACAAGCGATGAACGGAACTTTATCGGTGAAAATAAAAAAGCCGAGCAAATCGCTAAACAAATAAAAAGTAACGGGCTTGGCCAGATGATGTGTCTGGTTAAGCATTGGTTACCTGGTCAAGAGTTTAACGAAACGACGATGGCCGAAGCGCTCTACTTAGACGAGCGCTACTGGGAAAACATGAGCAATGCCGTGGCAAGCGGCATCAACAAAGTTTTATAAGGTTGATCTATGTCTAACGCAGCACGTCTCGATTTTATTGTCAGTTTAATGGACCGAGTTTCTGGCCCTGCAAACAAGATGATGAAAACGATGGACACAGTGACAAGCAACATCCAAACCGGATACCAAAAGATTGGTTACGGTGTGGCTGGTTTGTTTTCTGTGGGCTATGCGTTTGACAAGATGCTAGCACCGGCAAAAGAGATGCGCACCGCGTTGGGTACTATTTCCAGCTTGGGCGTCGAAAATTCCGCGCTGGAGCACTTGCGTAAAACCAGTATGGCGACGGCCGTTCAATACGGTAGCGATGCCACAGAAATCGTCAATGCGTCGTACAAGTTACAAAGTGCCATTTCTGGGTTAAAAGGCAACGAGTTAAGTATGCTGGCGAATAAGTCCGCCATGCTTGCAACCGCTACCAAAGGCGGTTTGGAATCGACCAATGCCTACGTTGGCCAGATGTTTAATATTCATGCCGTGGAAGCCGATGCGATCGGCAAAACCGCGTTTATGGATAAGTTAATCAGTAAAACAGCCAAAGCCGTTCAGCTTTTTAATACCGATGGTACTCAAATGGGTGAAGCCATGAAGAACATCGGCAAGCAAGCTACGGCGATGAAGGTGCCGCTCGAGGAGCAGCTGGCGGTCATGGGGTTCTTACAGAACACAATGGTCGAGGGTGGCCGGTCCGGTAACGCGTATTCATCATTTCTAGCGAATATCAGTAAGGCTGAAACGACGCTAGGTATGAAATTTACTGACTCGCAAAACAAAGCCCTTCCTATGGTAGACATCATTACCAAGTTACAGGGCAAGTTTGGCGACTTGAGTAAAGCCGGCGACCAACAAATGTTGCAAAAAGCGTTTGGTAAACGAGGGCAACAAGTACTTGCTGCGATGGCGGGAAGTTTAGACACGTTCAAAGGCAATCTAGAAAGCATTAAGTCTGTCAAAGGACTTGATGATGTAACTGCGATGGCCATGGCCATTGCTGACCCTTGGGATCAATCCGCCGCCGCTGTTAAAAACTTTCGCATGGAATTTGGCGAACGCTTATTGAAAGTGTTCTCGCCTGTTTATGACCAAATTACGCTCACTATGACAACGCTCACTAAGTGGATGGATATGTTTCCACATCTTACCGGCGCGGTTATTAAAGGCGTGATTGGGATTGGTATTTTAGTGGGTAGTTTGTCTGCCCTATCCATCGTGGTTGGACTCAGTAAATTTGTGATGGTCGGTTGGACTGTGGTTGCGACCAGCGTCGGCTTTATCTGGGGAACGCTAGGCAAAGTTATAAAACTGGCACGGCTTTCTTGGTTGACTATGAATCTGCAAGTTGCTTTATCTGGCGGCCTAATGAACATGCTGAAAATTAACATGCTGACCACTTGGGTGACCATGGCCGCCGGCACCATTCAAACCACCGCAATGACATTGGCCACAGGTTTTTGGAGTAAATCCATGATGGTGGCCTCTATAGGATCAAAAGGATTAGCCGCTGGGTTGGCTTTAATGAAGTTTGGCTTCCTTTCTTCTATTACCGCTGTGTGGGCTTTTAGCGCTGCTTTGTGGGCCAATCCAATCACGTGGATCGTTGTGGGCGTTATTGCCCTGACTGCTGCTGTCGTGGCGGCTGTGGTCTATTGGGATACATGGACGGCAACGCTTGGCGAGTGGAGTACCGCATTTGCTGAATTTATTGGCGTGTTCGATTTTGTCGATGGCGTATTAGCTCTTTGGAATAAGTTGCCTGAGTGGTGGGCTTCATTCAAAAACTACTTGAGCGGGATGAACGTCTTTTCATTCGTGGGCGATTCTATTGATTGGCTAATCGATAAAATAAATATGATCCCGGGCATCAATATTGATACCACAACAGACATGCCAAAACCCGTGGCGGCACCTGCGAGCCTAAGTAATGCAGCACCAAAGATGGCTGGCGGTGGATTGATGAATCAGATCAGTAACGCGACATCAAACAACAACTCTCGAAACGTAGGCGACGTGCATATCAATAATTATGGCCAGGCCATGAGCGGCCAATCACTAATGGACGAACTCGCGTTCGCGGCGCCTTAACCATGGCTGATTATGTTGATCTATTAATCACTAACGATGACTTTACGCTAGACGCAGCGGGCGAGCCGATGCTCGTTTATGACGCAGATTGCATAGCCCAAGACATTAAGCATTTGATCCGTGAGAGCGGCTTGATGGTGGAGATTATTGGGCAGCGCGACAACATCAAAGTACAGGGCAATTTGCAGAAACTTGAGCGAATGATTGAAGACGATATTCGCTTGGTGCCAGGCACGATCAAGATCACTCAGATTGAAATAGAAACGTTTTACGTGACGGCCACAACCTATAAATATGGCGCGATTAACTTAACGGTGAATAGCTAATGTCTAACGCTGAATTCAAAAAAATACTAGACGATGCAGGTATTCCGACAACACAGGAAGCCTTAGATGCGCAATGGAAAGCTGACGTAAAAGCAAGCGGCAGCACGATTAACAACGACAGCAAATACTCGCCCTACTGGAAAGCTGTTACCGCGCTAATCACTAAACCAGCGCTTTGGCTAATACAGTTAATGATAACGACTGTGATGCCAAACTCGTTTGTTAAATACGCAACCGGCGCATTTTTAGAGCTGCTCGCGGATGCAGTAAATTTGACTCGGAAAGCGGCAGTAAAAGCACAAGGCGTGGTGACTTTTACCCGTGTCGATGTCGCCTCGGCGGTGACCATTCCCGCTGGTACTATTATTCAAACAGCGACGTTGAATGGCAAAATTTATCAAGTTAAAACGCTGTCAGAATCAACCTTTTCGGCTGGCGCTATGAGCACAGACGTACAAGTAGAAGCAGTGGAAGCTGGCTCGGCTTTTAATCTATCGACTGGCTACTTTTCAATATTACCCGTTCCGATCGCTAATATTGCTAGCGTAGCAAATGGGGATGGCTGGCTAACATTGCCAGGCACCGACATAGAAACAGACGATTCATTACGCGCCCGTATTCGTAACCAATTTGGTACCGCGTCTTCGTTTCATACGGACAGCGTTTACAAATCACTTATCGCAGAATTTCCTGGTGTATCGGTCGATGCTATTTCTATCGTTCACGATGCACCGCGTGGACCAGGCACAGCAAACGCTTATGTACTTTTTGATTTTTCAGCACCGGTTAATACCTACCTAACCAATATCAACGCCTACATTACCGACCAAGGCCACCATGGCCATGGGGATGATTTGCAGGTTTATCAGTTACCAACACAACCGGCCGTGGTGGTGGTTGATGTGTGGCACGAAGCCTTTTTATCTGAAGATGATATTGCCAACTTAAAAATGAATGTTGAGGCGATGATCAATGCGGCCTTTCGTGGCAATGAAAGCTATTTGCCAACGCTCACTCAGCCGTTTAGCCGCTTTAGCTTTTCCAAACTTAGTAAGGAATTGCAAAACCAATTTGAAATAGACGGCTTGAATAGTGCGGATTTTGCAGCCGATGCGATCACGTCCGAATTGTGGGTACCGATTGTGGATTCGCTGAATGTAACTATGAGGGCAGCTGCATGATCGATATTAAGTTGGTTTTTTGGTTTACCGCTGACGAGTCCAGCAAATTAATTAAAGCCGCAAAGACTTGGTGGGAACGTGCTGAGTCGTGGATTCGTTGGCCGCTCACGCAAATGGATGCCTTAACTGCATCCATCGGTATCGTTAACTTGTTGGCTTATCAGCGCGACATTCAACGCTTCCCTAGTGAGCCAGAAAACCTTTACCGCAAGCGGGTTAAGTACGCTTTGATCAATGCAAAAGACGCAGGTTCAAAGACAGGTTTTGTCTCTATTTTTGAACGGTTGGGCATTGGTTATGTAGAGCTAGAAGAGCGCGACGACGAAGTTGACTGGGATGTTATTACGCTGCGCCTTTCTGACTCACAACTTTCAGAAAATACCTCCCTGCTTGATCTAATTATTCAGAAATACGGGCGCACATGTCGACGCTATCGACTCGAAGTAATCAGCCCTATTTCGATCAGTGTTGGGCTTATTGAACTAGGCCATAGCTGGTCGCTCGATGTGGCCGAACAAAAGATAGAACCAATGGTTGCCGAGTCAGGCGTTGTTGGTTCAGACATTGGCCATAGTTGGTCGTTAGATATCGCAAGCAATTAAATAGAAATAATTTTTAAGAGAGAGACATTATGCCTTTTTTAACCATAGCAGGCGAAAACAAACTGGCTCAAAACCAGAGCGTTAACGGTGGCTTAAACATCGTTAGTTTCGTGCTGGCGAATGTACCTAACTTGGGTGTTGAACCTGCCGATCGTATCGCCGCGCAGCCCGACCCTTCATTGATTGTGGATACCCTACCCTTCACAAAACGCGGCTATGTGAACCCGAATCAAGTGGTTTATTCGCTTGTTATGGGATCGAACATTGGGGACTACGATTTCAACTGGATTGGTCTAGTTGATGCAGATGGCGTTCTTATCGCTGTTTCTCATATACCAACGATACCGAAACGTAAAAACGTAGGCGGTATACCAGGCAACACGATCACCCGTAACTTCTTATTGAAATACACCGGAATTCAAGAAATTACAGCTACAACGGTTCCTGTTGAGACATGGCAGATTGATTTTGGTAATCGTTTAAATGGCATCGACGAACGAGAACGCTTAGCGAATCTAGATATTTATGGCCATGAAGGTTTTCTTGATGATGGCTGGAAAGTAACTGGATCAGCGGGAACATACAGCGTAGCCGCTGGTATTGGTTACGTGGGTGGCGTTCGTGTCAAAAATGCCACTGAACAGCAAATTACGACAAACGCTTACCCGAATGAGATTTGGTTGAACGTCAGTCTGCAGGGTGATATTTCAGGCATGACCGCCGTGGGCGAATTCGTCATTGATACAGGGCCGTTTGCTGATTACGTCGATGGTAATGGTGTTGAGCACTATCTAATGAAAATTGCGGATATTGATAGCGTTGGGCGTGCTAGTGATGAGCGTATTGCAAGAGAATATTTGTTTAAGACAGTTGATTTAACAAAAAATGTCCAAGCGGAAAGTTATAGAAAATCAGTAATAGCTTTATGTGAATTATCTAGCGAAGATCCTAACTTAAATTCATTTTCAGCAGGTACTGTTGTTTTTCATAGAATTAATAGTGTTGTTAGCGAGATTGCCTGCAACTTTCAAATTGCTAGAAATTACAATTCAGAATTAGCAAATGGGTTTCTAAATATTATGTCTGATAATCCATATAATTTAGATGATCTAAAATTATGCACGTTTAAGTATCAGAACAAGTTATACGGAGGGTTGCATTTTTTTGTAAATGAAGCAGAGCACGATACAGTAATTGCAAATTTATCAACAAATTGTGATGTTTTCGGAATTGATTATTTCAACGTGCAATCTAATGAAGCTATAAACGAAGAAATAAATAGTAGTCTCAGTTTCGATATAAATAGATCTAGTCAAGGGATTGTGCTGACATCTGGAAACATAAACGATTTCCAAAATATAGGTTTTTATGTATCTGGCGATGCAAATAATATTGTGCTGACAAGTAAAAATAGTTTAGCAAAAATAAAAAATCTTGCTGATTATGATGAATTTTCATTCATCGTTGCAGCGACAAACACGTCAACAGTCACAATCAAGATTGACGAATTAGCACCTATTTCATTATCTGGCGTTGTCTATGATACACAGATATTCGAAACCGCATTAATAACAGTTAGATACATCGCTGAATCGTTTTACATAGCTAGCCAAATCAATCCAAAAACCGGTAATCCTGTTGCACTAATCGGAGAAATAATTACATCTCCCTTTTCTGGGATTGGAGCGTGCAAAATGCGATTTGATAGCGGAGAGCTAAGCCGTGCTACACACCCAATTCTATTCGCTAAGGCTCAGAAAACGGGGCTGATTGCTCAAGCGACAAAAGACGCAGATTTGCTAATTTATGGAGGTAAATGGGGCGACGGTGACGGAACGACAACATTCACATGTCCAATCTACGACGGCACATTTTTGCGCTATGCGGACAACGGACGCGGTCTTGATGTTGGTCGTGAATTCGGGAGTTTTCAAGGGGATGCGATTCGTAATATCAAAGGTAATTTTTCGGCAATATTACCTAATGTATTTGAAAATGCGTTATCTGGTCCATTTCAGGCTGTATACACAAGCAACGGCACGTCATCGGGTACAAACGGAAATCTAGGTATAAACTTTGACGCATCCCATGTTGTCCCAACTGCTGATGAGAACCGTCCTATTTCTGTTGCTGTTAATGCCGAGTTTTTGGTTTAGGAGTGAATAATGACAACACTATATAGATACAACCCATCAAGTCCATTTTTGTTAAGTGGTAGCGTCGAGCAACAGCGCGACGCAATCACTGGCGATCTAGTGCCAATACGCAATACGACGGAAAAAGAGCCGCTCGCTGATAAAGAGGGTTTTGTTCAAGGGTTTGTTGATGGTAACTGGGAATACTACGTCAACAGCGTTGGAAAAGAATTCTGGAGCGCAGACGGAACAAAGCACACTATCAAAGAGATAGGCGAAGAAATACCTGAAGGCACTTTATTTGAGGCCCCAATCATTCCGCCTACACTCAAACAAAAAACAGCACTCGCAAACGCAGAATGCTCAAAACGCATTAATACACATTGGAACCAAATAGGCCAAATGAACGCGTCTTTGGGTGTGTACGGCGAAGAAGGCAAAGCAAATTGCGCGGCGTGGATTTCATTAAATCGAACGGCTTTGATTGCGTTGTTAGCCCGTGAAGACCTTTTAGAAATCGACGTAGCAGATGATCAGTATTGGCCGATTTTTGAAGGCGCCAACTAATGACCTGGTCTCCGCTGTCTTTATCTGCTCCAGCATCAAGTACGCCGACACTCAGTGAAAGCTTAACTGTTTTCACTGTGTCGCCTTGGACTCATGGCGTTAAAGAGGGAAATGGCAATCACACATGGTTGTCGTTTCCTAATGCTGTGGATGCTGTGACGGCTCGTGTTGATATTTCAAAAGCCGTATTTGCGATCGCTATTACGGCAGCAAGCATGATGGACTTTGCGCAGCAAGCAGCGGCATTAAATGCGGCATTCCCGTTCAAAGAGTTCGCAAAGTGGCAGCGACACGCACAGGCTTTGATCACGTTAGAGTCGGATAAATTCGATTTAGTCGACGCTGTAGAAAGCCAGCAAGCGATCGCTATTAATGCCGTTCCATCTATCAGCGAACAATCAAAATACGCGATCAGCAACGCTGCTTTGAATGAAGCCAATGCGTTAACCGGTTCCGATCCATTAGCCAGTTTAACGGCGTTTGAATCCAGAAAGCCTTCCTTTCCAGCCGCTCCTATTTTGTCTGGTGGTAATGGCTGGCGTTTCTATGCCGAGGCAGACACTAAGAACGCGCTGCGTATTAATCAACGAGACCATGCTTACACCATCACGGCCATGGTGGTTTTTATGGGTTCACCCGCTGAATTGTCTTATTTACGGGAGTTGATGCCCTAATGCTCGCACTTAATGGTCAAAAAATAAAAGGCTCTGAACTCAAGCTATCTGCAACATTATCACTCGCGGGTGAAGACTTGAGCGGCAGCTCGAGTATGTCTGCACAAGCGGAAACAGGTGATAAACCGCAAGCGCTGGCGGTCAATATGGAAATTAAATACGACAACGCAAAGGACTTAACTGATTTGCTGAATTTGGCAAAAGCCAAAACGGACAAAGGCGAACGAGTCACTTATGACGTAATCAATCACACCGCCGCCGCGATGGCCATTCGCCACGTTCGCTTTCAAGGCGATATCAGCGTACGCGAAGACGCGTCTTACGAACTGTGGAAAATCTCATTCAAACTTGTTGAACAACGATCCGTCGCTGAAATCACAGAATCAAGACAAGAGGCCAGCAAAGTCACTGACCAAGCAGCAACCGGCACAACGGTGTCAGACAATGTGGCTCCGACGGCAGAAGAACTATCAAGTTTTGAGAAAGTGATGAAATGGACTGACTCGCAAATCGCTGGCACAAGTGGCGAGGTGCAGTAGTTATGCGCTTAAACCGTGTATTGAACATCAACAACATCAAATGTGATTTAGTCGACGAACGTATCGCGCTGGATTTGGCTGCGCCTGGTCGCGCTGAATTCACGATCGTTGGGGATGACAACGCCATTTTACAAAACCAGTTAGTCACCTTTGATTTAGGCTACAGTTCACAAGACACGCTGCAGCGGTGGTTTATTGGTATCACAGAGCAAATCGTTCAAACGGGCGATAAGCGGGTAAAAATATTCTGCCGTGAGTTGTCTAGTGTTCTGTCTCACACCTTGCCTCTGAACTTACGTCATGTAAGTTTGCGCGATGTTTTGAAAGCCATAAATACTATGACCGGACTTAATTTCTCCACGCCAGACCAAGACTATACCACTCGCAAAGTGGCGAATTTTTACAACCTTGGCACTGGCTACCAAGCCATGGCCGCGCTGGAGAACGTGTTCAATATTCCCGACTTTATTTGGCAACAACAAAGCGGTGTGATTTACGTTGGATCTTGGTCGCATTCCCGCTGGGCCAGTGTGAAAAACATGCTGTTGCCTGAAAACCTATTCGTCGAACATTCCGCACAAAACAGCGCTAAAGTGGCCGCGTTTCCATCGTATAGACCAGGCATTCGCATTAACGGTAAACGCATCAATATTATCGAATTTTCTGGCAATCACATGGTGCTGAAATGGACATAGTTAAAACCATCAAACGCATTGTGAACAATCTGTTTCCTGAAATATCAGCAGGTTATCACTTGCCTATTTTTGCCGAAGTTGTTGGCGTTCGAGAGACACCAAAAGAAGGTGATTTATGCGATGAATTCCGACCACGTTATGCTGTCGACGTTCAAATTCTTAATGAATACGGCGAGCCAGACACCAAATGGCCGGTGTTAAAAGATGTGATTTTGTCTGTGCCGGTTGCGGGTCATGAGATGGGGCATTTTGCGTATCCAGAAAACGGTACATGGTGCGAAATTGCCTTCGCCTATGGTTCACCAAACCGCCCTTTTATTCGTTCTATTTTACCTCATCGTTTAACTATGCCAGGCATTGAGCGTGGTGAACAAAAATGGCAACACAGCGCCGCGTCTTTTCAACGTATCGACAAAGATGGCAATCAAGAGCGGGTAACAGATTTAGAAATACACGACAAAAGTCTTACTCGAGTCATCGAAGCGTTAGACGTGATCGAAAGGTTTCACCAAAGCACCAAGAACACTAAATCGAATGACACAGAAGTGATTGGCGCAATCAAACGCATAGAAGCCTTTGGCGCGGTGATTGTTCAGTCCGGTGGTGTAATGGATTTATCTGCAGTCGATCATGTACGCATCACGACCAAAGCCAACGCCATTATCAAAGCATTAGCCAACATCCAAACAGACGCTGCGGACAACATCGAGCACCAAGCGGGTAGCAACATTACGTCGAATGCCGGCGCAAATATCGACAGTACGGCAGGCGGCAATATTAGCAACACGGCCAGTAATATAAACAATACAGCCAGTGGCGACATAACAGAAACCGCAACCGGTGCGATGGCAATCAGTGGACAAACAACCGAAGTAACCGGCCAAGCCAGTGTAGCGATTAAGGCGCCAAGCGTGTGGGTCGGAACGCCAGCGCTCAACCTTGTTGCGCTAGCAGGAGAAACCGCTCAACTCGTTGCCGATTTGGCGAAAATCGTCGCCACTCACACCCATCCGTTTAGTAACAACACAGTCGGGCCAGTAAGCCAAGGCGGAGCAATAACAGCCGTGCAAACAAAAGTTGAAGCGGTAAAAGCCAATGTAGATAAGGTGGCAGGATAATGAAAGACATACGATGCGGCGGTTGTGGTCGCAAGTTAGGTACCGGAATATTTGTCGAACTGCATATCAAATGTAGTCGATGCAAAACGATGAATTTTTTGAGCGTCTCGAACGCCAAACCAGAACACCACGAGTGTCAGACAATGGATGATACTCGTGAACACATTCCAAGAAGCAAACATCAAATTATGTAAATCAGACTGCTTAGATTTATTAGCAACGCTAGAAGATAACAGCATAGATTTAATCGCCACCGACCCACCTTATTTCAAGGTTAAAGGCGATGCATGGGACAACCAGTGGAAGAACAAAGATGACTTCTTTACCTGGTTAGATTCTGTGTTAATCGAATTACACCGCGTGTTAAAGCCAACCGGCTCACTGTATTTATTCGCTGGCCCGCATCTAGCAAACGAGGTAGAACAAGCCGTGGCCAAGCGTTTCAATGTGTTAAACCAAATCATTTGGCGAAAGCCCAGTGGCCGGCACAGTGGATGCAACAAAGAGAGCCTTCGACGTTTCTTCCCTCAGACAGAGCACATCATCTTTGCTGAAAGCAAAAAGCCAATCGCTTTTCCGTATGAGCCTATCCGATCGTATCTGGATAACGCTCGTCGAGATGCCAACAAAACACGTAAAGAAGTTGAAGCTGCGTGTGGCTGTCAAATGTCTAGCCATTGGTTTGGTCGGTCTCAGTTCAGCATCCCAAGTGAAGAACACTACAACACGATGAGTAAGCTATTCGGCGGTACATTAAAGCCGTATGAAGAGCTTAAAGCTGAGTTTGTAGCACTGCGAGATGGCTTCAATCGATCCAGAAGAACGTTCAACGTAACCAAAGACGTTCCCTTCACTAATGTTTGGGACTTTAAGCCGGTGCAACCTTATCTTGGTAAACACCCATGCGAGAAACCTATCGAACTAATGAACCACATAATCGAAACCAGTTCGTTGCCAGGTGATGTAGTGTTCGATGCATTCACTGGCTCAGGTTCAACAGCCATAAGCTGCATAGAAACTAAACGATCGTTCATTGGTAGCGAAATGGGAGACGATGAATTCGACATGGCAGTCCGAAGAATTTCCGCAAACCTGTAGCACTCTTTTATTATGTTAAAATGCGTTTATGGTAATTATTATCATAAACGCATCATACAGCCTTCCTCTATCTCCACACCACCCAACAAGAACGCAGTCAGCCTCACAGAAAAAATCTGAACAGGATTCCCGCGCCACAAAATTCACTCCTCCTTGCCTGCAGGGTTTTTGCATTTTTTTTGGTCATTGAAACGAGCCAGTGCCATTGATAGCAAGGCAAAGCCCCGCCGCACTAAGGGTTTAACCCTCAAAAGTAAGTTGTTGAATTTTCACAATATGTAAAATTTTGAAGTGTTACGACAAAACTCTACGGCCAATTCCCTGCCATTTTTTAAACACATAAATATAAATTACTTATATATCAATAACTTAAACAAACAAGACATAGGTTCGACCCCCCCGCCTCCACCAATTAAACGGTTGTTTTTAGAAGGGTTTGCACTTTTTAAAAGGAACTGGATGCACGTATGAAGCATCGAATTTAAAACCACCTTCGGGTGGTTTTTTATTGCTTATAATATAGCAACCTAGGGCCTAACGTCCGTAATTACTGAGCGTCTGAGCTTTAGCTCTCCATAAACCGCCACAACATCCCAAGTAAAGATTCCCTTCGTCACCTCTCAAGACGTTAATCGAAAGTAGCGACTCTCCCAAAGAAAACCTTTACACTTTTCCAACTCATTAAAACGCATTATTGCAGCAACTCAAAGCAACCAGCACACACCAAGCTCACACGGCAAAAAAGGACTTAAACATGCTCAACAAAACCAAAGGCACGGCAACCAGTGATGGCGGCGTGTATATCATCAACTACGACGGGGAATTGTTCATAAAGCGAGTGCAAAAACAGCTAGACGGCTTGGTTGCCATCACCTCAGACAACAGAAACTACCAGCCAATGACCATACCGCTAGAAGGCTTAGCCAAACTTAAAATAATTGGCCGTGTTGTATGGTCAGGTCATCCGATGATTTAGGGGAATAAATAATGTCATATTTAAAAACGATTTTAAATTTTTTAAACAGTGATAGAACATGGGCTATTTTTTTAACCGCTGCATATGTATTTTTCTTTATATTCACTTGCTTTATTAAAGGCTATAACCCTTTAAATTTAGAAATGAATGAGTTAGGTTCATTCTGGGGAGGAATATCTGCACCTCCAGTTCTTCTTTTTATTATTGCTCAATATACGCTCCAATATGATCAGAATAAAAAAGAAAATATTGAAAGAAAAAATTTCGAAAATGAAAGAATAAGATTAGCTCAGCCTCTCTTTGATTTTAGAAACTCTTACTTTAGTGAGATTGACGACTTCCCCTCAGGGGATTGCTTTGACCTTTTAACATTCAAAGTAACTAACTATTTAGCCGATGCAACAGATGTTGTTATTCAAGTAGTTTCTGAAGATGAAAACATAAACTCTAAAATTGGAAAAATTAGAAAAGTCTTCCGAGGTGATGAAGAGGTAATAACTATTCGTTTTGACGAATTCAAGCCTAGTGAATTTGAAATTATCGTTTCATTTTATGACTCACTTCGATTGTTTAAAACTAAAAAATACAAGTGTCATAAAGATTATGATGACTACTGTGATGATTCAGACCATTTTCATAAAGAATCTCAATTAGGTCTAAAAATATACGAGCTTTAAAATGACAATTAAAAAAGTCTCTACAGGTTACGAAGTCCGTTTTCGCGTAAATGGTCGCGGTAGTCGTGAGCATAAAAAAGTCTTTCCCACTAAGGCCGAGTGTGAGCGGTTCCAGCGCTACACCATTGCCCAGTTTGAAACCCAAGCCGATGTAAAACCGTGGTTAGAAAAGCCCAAAGACATGCGCCGTTTGTCTGAATTGGTGGAGCTATGGAACGACACACACGGGCATTTTTTACGGGACTCAACACGCCGTAAAAGCAAAATGTTAATGATAGTAAATGAACTGGGCAATCCAGCAGGTTCCAGCCTTACCCGCTTGGAGTACACCCGCTGGCGTACCCAACGATCTAAAGAAGGCAAAAGCCCTAAGACGTTAAATAATGACCTTGGTTATATGTCATCTATGTTTAATACTCTCATCAAAGCCGAGGAAATCCACTACCCCAACCCATTGGCCGACATAGATAATATAAAGGTTCCAGAACGGGAACTGTCCTACTTAATACCCGATCAAATCACCGAATTACTTGACGAAACCAAACGCTGTGATAACAGCCATGTTTACCTAATTACTAAGATTTCCCTATCAACGGGTGCACGTTGGGGCGAGGCAGAAGGGCTAACAGTACAAAGGGTAAGAAACAATCAGGTGAGCTTTACCGACACCAAAAGCGGCAAAAATAGAAGTGTCCCCATATCGCCGGAACTGTTCGACGAAATCCACGAACACGCAAAGTTAACCAGGGGGAATAACATCTTTACCGGATCAATCACCAGCTTTAGACGCGCCCTCGCCAGAACAACAATCGAACTACCCAAAGGCCAAGCTGCCCACCCTTTCTTTTCAAAAGAGTCGTCATACATTCGCAAGTCACTTCATCATGAACGGCGGCAACATCTTGACCTTACAAAAGGTGCTCGGTCATAGTGACATAAAAATGACCATGCGCTACGCACACCTAGCCCCAGACTTTTTAGAAGAAGCCACACGACTAAACCCACTTTCTAAACTTTAAGGATATTAAAATGGAAGAGAATGGAATTTTTTTAGCCCTATTAACTATCCACACTACAGTAATAGGTATATTTATCACAATTTCATATGCTATATATTCGTTCTATGAAAACCAAAAATCGAACCTTAAAACAGAAATTGGTGATCATTTATATGACTACATATCAGAATCAGGAACAATTGTTCACTCTGGAAAAAATATTTATGAAGTAAAAAATGTCACTTACAAAAGTTTCAACGATTTGGTTTTCCACGAATCAAAAAGACTATATTACGACATTATTGGTCCCGAATTAATCCACAAAGAAAAGAAGCCAAACAATCAGGAAATAATAGACTCCTATAAAGATATAAGAAGATCTTATTATGTATTTTTAAGGAAAAATGTAGTATTCAATAAAAATGAAAAGGACACTATTCACTTAAAAATAGATGATGAAACAAGAAATAGAGTAAAGAAAATGATCTCTATCACTGATGATGTAAGATATCATGAACAATCTATATTCAGCCCTCCTACGTTATTAACGAAAATATCGAGAGATATTAAAAAAATATACGAAAGCGATAAAGAAAAACATGCAGAATTTTATTACAGCAGCAACATAGTAGAAAGATTTGAAAATCTTTTTACTAGCTGCGAAAGTTACTTGAAGCCAGCAGAAAAAAATTTCAATAAGATTGAAGCTATTAATAACTTATACATTCCTTACAAAAAAATATCTAAAGTCGCTATCTTCGAAATGATTTTCGGAATTCTTTTACCGCTACTTCTAATTAACGGACTGCCAATAAATATTTTAAAGTTTGGAATTTACGACCTATCAACTTGGAGCGGCTATTTTCTAGCACTCATTACTCTATTACCATACGCCTACTACATATCAAATCCTGAAAAAATCTTACAAAAGAAGTGA